AACCACTCTTATTAAGTTATTTTTAATTGATAAGATTGGAATTAGTAGTTCACATTCAAAATTTGATTGATTGCATCCGTAAGCGTAGTGCTAATAGTCACAGCCTTAACCGTATCCGCAGCAACAGCGAATCGACTTTGCTGAATCGTGTTAAATGTTGTTAGAGCTGCTGCAAAAAAGGCAGACACATCGGCAGAACTATTAAAAATAACAGACCCCTGACCGTTGCCAAAATATTCGTAAGGATAGACAAAAGAGTCTTTTAAACCATTTAGCCCTAAATAGTCCTGAATTTTTTTATTTGAAATGTCAAAAGTATTTCCACTGCTTGCAGGATATTCGAAAGCAGTTTCTAAGTTAGTGGTATTTTCCTGCTTTAAGCTATCAATTTTAAACTCCTTTGCAATAGATAAAACTTCTCCTTCTTCTGTTGGGGTTAGCTCTGAAAGGAGTTTGCGGATAACGATACTATTGTCATAGTTTTCTGCAATCACAAAATGATCGTCGCTAGTTAGCTCGGATCCGTTGAAAATCTCCCCAGCCTTAAGCTCTTGTATTCTAAAATAACTCTTCATATAATTAAAAAGATTCAGCTAATAAATTAAGTTGTACTAATACTTGCAGCCCCTTCCCAATAGTTGCCCCAGAATTTTGGACAGCTATACCAGCCCTTCCCGACGTAGTGGAATTACCTGCCGCAAAACCTTGATCTGCATTTAAGCCTGTAACCTTTGCGCTTACATATTCACCAGCTAAAATAGCTTCTCCATAATCAATATAATGCTGATTACCTACCGCAATGGCTACAAAAGTTCTTGTAGCATCTATAGCAGCCCCAGTTTGCACAATTACCCCAAACGTTTGATTCTCGTTTGTCGCATTTGTTGGGTAAGCTAAAGTAGGATAAGAAAAAGGGAATGGAACTCCTGGAACAGATGTAACTCCATTTATGTAAATGAAACGCCTTATAGCCAAAGAGCTATCATCAACGGCGATCTTTTTAGTGGCCGAAAGCCATAGCCCCGTTGATCCACTATATGTTTCAATTTCGTTTGTTCTTAAGTTGTAAACTCTTTGACCATTTGCGGGCGTAGGGAATGCAATATCTCTAGCGTCCTCATCTGCGACATTTGGCAAAATGTCTACAAACTCCCCTTCTTTTGTAAGGGCGTTTGTGAGAGTAAACACTTTCCCCACAGTGTCGGCACTAGGTACGTCTAGGACGACCCCACGTGTAGAAGTGAATTTCAGAAAACCGCCTGCGCTTTCTAGCCCGACTTCGTTTCTATTAGCCCCGTCGCTATACCTAAGTACTATACCTCCATCAGATGTACTAATTCTATTCCCTAGCGTATCTTCGTAAGCTATTTTAGGACGTAAAGGAACGCCGTCATATTGGATGGATAATATACCAAAATTATTTTGCTGGATATTGCCTGCTTTAAATAGTATAGACTTCCCTTCCCCTAATGTATTTAAAGGGTCGAAAAAAAACGCTGGCTCGTCATTATCTCCTATTAGATCCCCGAATTCAAGGGTGTTCCCGTTATACCCTAATCTTCTAGGCCCTGTTAATACATCATCTGTATTATATATGTTATCGCCTGTTCCACCACCACCACCCGTATTAAAACCCAAAAATTGATTTAAAGCTGTAATAGTATCTTCTATGGTAGTGCCATAAGGACTACCATTCTTGTCTAAAACGTTGTTAAAATTTCTAACTGCTGCTATTTGTTCCCTGTTGGTAACTTTCATAAAAGCAAGGCCGTTAGACCCTTCTGGTTGTACGTCTATTTGCCCCCTAGAACGGCTAAATACGAACTCTCCATCACCGTAGAAAGCTATCATATTCCCGTCTAAATATACATTTAATTGATTATAGATTCTTGACATCTTATTATTTTTAGTAGAACATTATACCTGTAGACGAATCTCTTTTGATATTCTTTTTCTTGTAATAGCTATAGTAACCGCTATTATAATAACCACAGCCACAATCGTAGCCGTCGTGACAGTCTCCACAATGTGAGCCATGCCATTTGTCGTAAAATTTTTCCTGTGCGTCTTCGTTTTGGTCGCATTTGCAGCGATTTTCGGAAGGATATAAGGGATAATCGCTTTTGTTATCGCAAATAAAATTCTTTATTCTATCGACTAGATTATCTATTTTCTTCTGTACTGTTTGTATTATCCTGTCTGCTCCTTCTATCCCTGCGTTATCTGCGTATTCTGTTTTAGTGTATAGAAGCCCTTGCGAACTAGCTTGAATCGTAATGAAGTCGATAATATCTTTGTACACTATCCACCCCTCATAACGCAATAAAAATTTAGTCCAAAGCGTTTCATAGGCCGCATTTGTCGGAAACTTTTGCACGATAGGCCCTGCATCGGGGTTATAATTAGAAGGAATGGTATTTTGTTGCGCTACCATATCTTCATAAAGTTCAAGCCCTAAAAGATGAATAGTATTATCTTCTTCTGCACTAGCAATAAGCGTATTATTGACTAGGTTTTGATCGAAATTAGTAGTAACAGGACTAACCCTAAATATACCATCGTTGATAACCTCAGAAGGTTGTATTAGTGTTGGTGTTGGCATTTGATTTGGTTGTTGTTAATAATCTATCTCCATCCGATTCTAGTCGTTCTTTTCCTGCTACTTCTCGCTGTTCGTTGATTGTTAAAATCTTCTCTACGTCCACATCTCCTAAAAATGATACAGGAGTAGCCTTTAATAGATCTAAATCAATAGAATCAAAGTTTTTACCCATCTGTTCTGCTGCTACGTCAATAGCTTGGTTGATATATTTCATAACCTTGCATACAACGGGCCTAATATTGTTATGATATAAAATATCAAACTCACTTCTAATTTGTTGGTTGCTCCCTAATTTTCCTGCTGTCTCAATCCCTGCCAAAGATGCGTAAAATCGTTTTGCCGTGATAATCTCAGAACGACACAAAGCAGCTAGGTCTAAAAAATTGCCTTCTCTCTCATCTGTAAGTATATCTACATCTGGTGCGCTCTCTTTGTCTCTAAGGACTTGGATAAACATTTTACGCTCATTACCTGTGCCTGTAAAATGGTCTTCCATATCCCTAACTAATTCGGCCGCCTCTTCGTTGTTTGCTGCACCATAGGCAGTGATAATGGCCGAAGGAGTAAAACCGTTTTCAAATTGGCTTTGGTTAAACTTAGCTATACGATACTCATTTTCAGCCCACACCTTAGCCCCTAACCAATCAGGACGCCCCCAATAGTAATTATTAGGAGAATTAAATTTTATGTGCATGATAGAACGCTGAATTCCCTTTATATTCTCAAAATTAGGGAACAAAGGATAGTCTAAAACGTCCGATGTTTGCGAATATCTTTCCTGCCATTTAGTAGAAACGCCTACATGAGTAGGGTATAGTTCACCGTCGGGTGCTGCTTTAGGCCTGCAAAGGTAAGTAGACAGCACTCTCATTTTTAGACTACCTCTAGTTTTGGTCAATTCTAAAAAGCAGTTTCCAAAACTATAAAGCTCTCTAAATACGTCCTCTAAAACCTCTAAAAGGCTTTGATTTTGACCGTTTACCTTTTTGATATAGTTATTCAATGCGGTTGCATCGTCTATATTTATCTCTATATCCTCATTTTGACGGCCTACAATGGCCAAGGGTTCATTTTTCCAACTAGGAACAGCTACAAAGCCATTGCCTATAGAATAATTCACCTGTGACGTAATCAGAGCGCCTACAGTGGGTGAATTATTAGTAATTCGATATAAGGAGGTTAATAACCCGTTGTCAAAGGTCATAAAGGGAATGTATTCCCATGATGTCTGCTCAACGGTATAGGGGCTAGGTTCTTGAAATACGTCGTCACCTGTATAAGGTAGTCGATTTCCAACCCTAAACCCTGCTGAAGCCATTATATTACCTTTTTTACCTCCTTTTGCGTTCATTAGTCTTTCGTTTCGTTATCTATAACAATATGCTTAGGCGCTTCTTTTTTCTTCTGTACGTACTTATCCCCAATATGGAACAAGTGCTTTAGAATCTTTTCAGGTGCGTTTTTATACCGCCCTGTATAGCCCCCAACACACACTATTTTATCTTCATGCGGTTTGTCTACAAAATACATACACTCAAATTTTAAAAAAAAGAGGGGCACAATACGCACCCCTCTTAGAGCATGATAAAAGGAGGGTTAAGGTACTGGAGTCAACGGAAGACTAACCGCTGCATCTAGTTCACGTGCTTTCGCTGCGCTAATTGCTTCGATAGTTATCGACTCTTGGTTATTGTCGCCAATCGCTGTTCCTGTAGTACCTTCGCCTGCGGTAAGTTGTGCCGCACGTCCAAAAGGTAGGGCAGTGTTTTGGCGTTGCTCTAATCCCATAATAAAGCGCTTTCCGCTCGCTTCTTCCCAAACGACCACAAGGCCACAAGTACAAGAAGCTAAGTCCATAATAGCGTTTCGTTTTTCTTGACTACGGCAAATAAACACCCCTAAAATAGTAGATGTAACGGCCGTATTTCCTTGCTCACGTGCCAATGTTTCAGTAAAATTACCTGTTTCTTGGTATGGTTCATATTCGAAGAACTGACCACCACTAAGAACCGTAATAGCATCTACCGTACCATCGGCCGCCAAAGTGACGGCATCAATAGCATCAGCAGGAGCAATAAAGATTCTACCAATACCCCCTGCACAATTTTCATTACAGTTACGAGGAATAGCAGAAGTTATGCAAAAACTCATAGTAAATTATTTTAAAGGGTTATTAGTAACCAACTACGAAAAACTCTTCGTACTTGTAATTGAATCCTGCAACGAACTTAGAGCGCATTTTGTATAGCTCAGAGTCGATATCGTACCAGCTACGGAACTCAGAACGAGGATTAGCTACGTTTGTACCCATTACCATATTATCTTTAGTTGTTAAGATAACTTGGTGCGCTTGGTCGATTCCTTGAAAGCGGTTAGCGTACCCTTGCCAATCCCACATAGGGCGAACCTCAATACCTTGATAAAGATCACCGCCCACACCTTGTTCTAAGGTAGGAATAAAGGCAGAGCTAGAAGCTGTACCAAACTGCAAGTCTTCTTTATACTGATAATATAAATCAGTAGTCACTAAAAATACTTTGTTAGAGTTAGGAACGGCTTTTAATACGTTCGCTTGGTTCTGCCAAACTTCTTGCATAATCTCGATACCGTCGCCAGCATTAAGGGCAGCGCCCGAACCTGTATTGATGTAAGGAATAACATCTTTAGCGACAAGACCAAATAAGTATACCCACATTCCGTCTGTCTGATTGATGTTTACAATCTCGTCAGGATTAGCGGTATACGCCTTGTTTCCGTAGAAAGCTAGTTTTTCTAAGTCTTTGCGAATACCTTCTTGGAAGCGTTGACGAGCGATAGACTCTACTAGAGTACCGCTTAAATCGCTAATGTCTGTACCTTGCTTTAAAAGCTGCTGATATACAGTATTTAAAAGTTCATCGTAACACATTTCGACATAAGCCCCAACAGGGTCTACAGTCATAGTGCGTTCATAAATATCAAAGTCTCCTTTGGGCTGCATCCCACAAGATACAGCACGTTGGATAATGTCTTTCATTGTGCTTGCATAAGCAATTTTCTGCTCATACAATACCTGAGGCATTACCTCGAATAAATCGGGTACGCTCTCATCAAAAAAGATAGGCTTTAAAAACATATTGTTAGCCTCTGGGCCTCTTAGGTCTAATCCTAATTCCCCAACTACAGTAATAGCCATTTTTGTTTAGTTTTTATGTTATTGAAAAATAGGATTATACTAAGGTAAATGATACATTTACCACGTATGGAGACGAGGCAGCAGTACTATTTAAAGTTAAACTACCTGTTTTAGCTCCTGCCGCTCCGCTAGTATCAATTGTAAAAGGAACTGATACAGCTTGATTAGGATATACATAGATAGAAGTAGTGGTCGCCCCACCGTCAACATCGGGAGCAACTGAAATAGAGGTAATTTCTAAAACAAACTCACCGCCATTTTTAACTACAACACTTTGATCTAAAGAGCCACCACCAGCAGAAAAGCTACCTAAGTCGTAAGCTGCACCACCATTGGCAATAGCCGTAACTCCATCCGCTTCAAACACTGAAATAGTAGGAGCGTTAGCCGCTACAGTGTCAATATCAATAGAAGGGTTAGAGGCTACATCTTTAATAGTGATCGTTCCGAAGGTTTTATCTCCGTAGTCTGTGTTCACTTCTTTAGAAGTAGAAAAATAGAAAGTGGCATACCAAACGTCTTGTTCGTTTAGTGCGCTTGTGTCTACAACGATAGGAGAACCTAGTACTCCTACTGCTGTTTGTGCGGCTTGATGTCCTGACTCGTCGCATACTACGATTTGAAAGTATCTAACATCGTAAGCGCTAGTAGGTGCTGCCGCTGTAAAGGTAGCTGTTTCTGCGCCTGTGTCCACTACTAACTGTCCGACGATCTCTAAAATATCCCCGTAAGGTTTTTCGACTTTCAATTTTAGCACGTTTGGCCCATATGCCAACGGGTTAGAACGCTTGCTAAAATCTGAAAGGCTGTTGTTCTCGTTGAAATTGTTATCAGCCATTGTGCTTATTTTTTGATTTTTTGAAACCCTGCGTTTAATTGTGCCTGAATTTCAGGAGGCAAAGCAGATGTTTTATTTGTAGAATTGTTTGCAGATTTGAAAGGAGCGCTATTTGCGGCTTCCTCTTGTAGTTTCTTTAAGCTTGCTTGAGCTTCTTCTTTTTCCTCTTTTTCGTCCTTGTATTTACCCTCTAAGTCTTTTACTTTCTCCTCCATAGCTTTCATTTTCTCTTCCATTGCCTTCATCATCTTTTCCATGTCGGGTTCGTCTTCCTTTTCCTCTTTTTCGTCGTCCTCTTTCATAGCTTTAGGAGCTTCTTTTTTCTCGTCCTCTTTAGGGGCTTCCGTTTTTGCCTCTGGTAGTGCGTTAGCAACTTCTAAAGCCTCAGATTTACCAAACCCTAATAGATTTAGCAACTGCTGGACAAAAGTTTTTTTATCTTCCATTGAATTATAAAATTGATTTGGTAATTTATTACTATATGTTGCCTTTTGGCGAATGTTTGCTTGTGCTGTTAGTTTTAGGCTTGCGTTGGTGTTTTCGTCGCTTATGATCTCGTCTACTAATCCAAGTTCTAAAGCCTCTTCAGAGCTTAGAAACGTTTCTTTGTTCATTAGGTCTCTAAAGTAAGCCTCTGTATCAGATACGCTTCCGTTAATTAGCTTACCATTGAGCTGCACTTTATTGACGTATACAGATAGTAGTAGTTTATCAATAGCTGCCAATGTATTAGACTGCTTTTCTAGTTCTTGCTTGTCTCCGAATCCGAACCCCGTCCATGAGTTATGAATCATAAACATAGAGAACTTAGCTATACGAACACGATTAGCCGCTAACGCTATAATAGTAGCGATAGAGGCAGCTAAACCATAGATACTTACTTGTGTATCTCCTGAATAATCTCTAAGTATTCCCGCAATTTTAAGCCCTTCGAACACGTCACCCCCGTTGGAAGCTACGTTGATATTGACAGGCTCACCGTCAGCCTCTTTTAAAAAAGCTGACACCTTTTGTAGGCCGTAGTCATAAGATTCAATATCCGTTAATATGTCGTAATTCATCATATTTTTTTCGCTCTCTTCTCGTTCTACTGTTTTTTTAGCCCACGCTACACCCTGACTACCGCCCCACGCATCCCACATAACACGACCACAGTTAGTTTTTCCGTTTTCATCTTCGTAGGGGTCGTCTTTGTATTGCTCAAACCTACCAAATTTAGCCATGCGTTTAACTGTATCTAAGCTTATAGGTTCTCTATTCGCTAACTGTCTAGCACGTACCCAACCGACTTGCGTACCACAGCCGCCCTTATCGTCTGTGCGATCTTTGTAGTCTATCGCTCGCTGTGCGTTAGTACTTACTACCTTTGGATAATCTGTAAAAGTTTTAGCCATACACAACAATTAACATTATTAAGCATGATATAATAGTGTTATTTAGTACGATAAATTCTTTTTTCACTTTTTTTATCAAATATTTTGTAGAATCGAAAACTTGTTTTATATTTGTAACAGACAAGAAAACAAATACATTATCAAAAACTAGATTATGAAATTACATAGAATTGATGGGACTCTTATTGTTGAGCTAGATGTAGAAACTATTAAGCAAATTGTAGAGTATTGCGTAAAAGAGAATATATCATTGAGGAATGCGAACTTGAGGAATGCGGACTTGAGGAATGCGGACTTGAGGAATGCGGACTTGAGGAATGCGGACTTGAGGAATGCGAACTTGAGGAATGCGGACTTGAGGAATGCGGACTTGGAGAATGCGGACTTGGAGAATGCGGACTTGAGGAATGCGGACTTGAGGAATGCGGACTTGAGGAATGCGGACT